CGGCACTCATGATTGTAGAGAGTTCTGAACGAGACATGGAATACTCGTGATCTTTTGCTTCTAACACTACGGGACACCTCTTTTTTCCGTGGCATGGACATTTAACACCCTCTTTGGTGTGATTGCAAAGTTTTTTTTCAATCAAACTCACTAAATCTATTTCTTCTTTACGTGTAGGTGAATCTGTTGAAACATAAGTAGGTTTTGCAGCACCGGTCTTTGCTTGTTGCCCAGGATCTGCTGCTTTCTTTCTTCTCGCGGCAGACAATCTTTCCGCTTTTGTCATACTTGCTCTTTTTGCAGAGGAGACACATTTTGGTGTTCCCTCTCCAGGTTCATCGCTCGCACAAGTGCCACCAGTTACAACATTAACCCAACCACCTTTACCATCTTTTGATTTGGATTTACCAAACCAATCACGGAGACCTTCTTCATTCATTGATTTTGTTTTCTTTTTCATCGAGTTAATGAATTTTCTGTAAACAGCAGCTTCCGAAGTTTTTCCTGCCACTCTTGCTCTTTGCTCCATAGCAATTGCCGCTTGAATTTTATGAGCATGAGATCTTCCAGAGTTTCTTATTTTTGATACACTCTGTCTTGCAGTCTGAACATCTTTAAAACCAAGACCATGAATTGTTCCTTTTGGATCTTCATCTGTATAGAGATCTGAGTGCTTATCAGATTTATCTGGTTGTCCTGGTTTTTTTGGAATACGAGCACCTTCATCAATCGACGCACCATTTTCTTTCACAAGCATTCCTGCGGGATCAACCATAAATCCAGCAGGAATTGCTTTACACATTTTATTAGTGTAGCAATAATATTCTCCTTTAGGACAGCGGTCGTTTTTCTTCATTCAACTGGTTTTGACTTAGTGCTTTCACCTTTTGCTCTTTTTTTTCTTCCCGCACAATGAGCGCGTTGAGAAAATCCTTTTGGATTTGAGCAATCAATACTCTTTTTATATTTATTCGTCCAATCTTCTTGAAACTGTTTAAACGTTTTCATTTTTGGATTGTTGTTTGATTAGTTTTGCTAGTTCTGCGGTAGATCCAACAAATAAAGCGTTGGTAACGTTTGTCGGTCCTTTTCCTTGTTTCTCTTCTTCAACTTCTTTTAGTTTCTTTTGAAGATCCATTAATTTATCAGTCGCATCTGCTACATTTTTAATTAGTTGTCCGGCAACTTCATATGCTCTTGGCATTTCACTTTCTTGTGCTAATTCTAAAATTCCATTGATTGCCTCTTGACCTTTTTCAATCAAACTATATAAATTCCCTCGTGTATATTCATAGTCTTTTTTAATATCTTCAGTAGAAAAATTTACATTTTCTATTTTTTGAATAGCACCATCACTTTCTTTTGATACTACTTCTCCATCAACATTAAAAGTTTCATTAAGATCGTCAAATTTTTTTGTCATTTTCATGTCGTGGTGCCACTAAATCCAAAATCATCTCCATCTTGTATCAATGCATTATCAGATGTCGTGATTGATTTAACAGGATCCCCTTTTAAATGAGATGTAATAGTTGTGTCATCCTCACCTCTTCTAACTGTTAAAACATTTCCAGATTTTAATTTCACATAGACTTCTTCACCTCCAATATCTAAATAAGTGTTTGCAGATATTGATGCCGCACTATCAACAGTAATCAATGTATCAGTGGTGGTAACATCTTTTGCCAGAGTGGTGACAATTGTTCCAGTATAATTTTTGATTGCTCTTGGTTGAGCAGTGTATGCCAACTCCCTGGATGTATTTGTAAGATCTGTTCCAGAAATAAAACTGATCTTTGCAGTTTTGATAATATCTTTTGTTGCTGTTGTAACAGGACCAAACAGAAATGTTTTTGCAGTGAATCTTAATGTATAAAGAAGAACTCTTCTTGTTGAGAAGTCACCTTCATAGTCATCCTGCATCGTGACATTTTCTAAAACAATTGGAATATCTCTTTTTTCATCTATTTCATCTACGAGTTCAACTGTTAAATTATATGATGGTTGAAAATATGGTAAGATCTGTTCAATAATTTGCAGTGCATCGTCATTTAATTTAGACATGATGCTAAGTTCAAACTGCATGTTATATGGAACTGGCATATATGCTTTTTTAGTCACATTACCATCTGCAATACTTTTAGAGGTAAAAGTTTGAGTGGTTGTTACTTTCCTAGATGGATCATATGTCAGACCATTGAACTCAAAGGACATTCTAGGCAATGTCATAGCAACTGCCTTATTGAGATCTGGTGATTGATTTAATCTAGCTAAAAACTTTTGTGTTGGACCATATGCTAGAGGAACTTTTATCTCACTTACAACCTGATTTGATGAGTTAGTATGCTTTATCGAAATATTGTTAAAAAGAGTTCCAAAGGATATCACAGTCCTTCTCAAAATTTCGTTGTAAAAATACTCAAACATTTTTTTAAATTCCTATTATTTAATACTTAGACCTAATAAAATCTATTTATGGAATTCCAAATGGATTGCGTTCTGAAAAATCAATAATCGCGTCTGCTGCAGACTCAATACCTGCATTATCTGAATATCCATCTTCTGTTGGATTTGTATCTATCAATCTTAGTTCGTAAGAAGCTCCAGACTCTGCTCCAACAATACTTTCTTTTATTCTAAAAGAACCAGTTACATTTGCAACTTCTAATACGTTGGTGGTTGAATTCCAAGATCTCACTCTTGCTGTGACACCACTTATAGATCCTGTAACAGTTTCATTTACGGAGAACGTGCCAACTCCAGATGTGAATGGAGCTTCGATCACTATTGAAGGTGCAATACTATAACCTAATCCTGCATTAGTTATTCGAATTGCTGTTATTGTTCCTGCCGAACTTACAACTGCTGTGGCCGCGACCGCCACAGTAGTGACTCCTGATAAAAATACTTGATTTGTGAAAGTAATTGAAGGAGATGTAGAATATCCACTACCACCAGCAGTAACAGTGATAATACCAACTATCCCATCACCTAAAGTTGCGGTAGCAGCTGCTCCAGAACCGCCACCTCCAATAAACTTGATCTTTGGTGTTGCGGTGTAACCAGCACCTGGATTTATGATTTGAACGCTCTGAACAGATTGTGTATTTGGATTTGCGCTATCAGTGCATACAACTATACCAGATATCATTGTAGCAGTCGCCACTCCAGTTATCTTTCCTGCTGGAGCAGAGGAGATACCAACTCTAGGAGTGCTTGTGTAACCACCACCTCTATTAGTCACAGTGATTAATCTAATACCGCCTGATGTGATAATACCTGCAACTGCAGTTGCTGTGACTCCTGTTCCAACAAGAGTTAAAGTTTGAGTAACTCCAAGAAGTGTAGATATTCCATCTTCAGTTAATCCGTCTGCACCACTTCCTATTCCCCCTGTTAGTATATCATCAATTTCCGCAACATGGGTGTCAATAACTTCATCTTCATATCTAAATAACTCACACTTGAGTGTATAAACATAGTTTTTCTGAAGTTGATAAAATGGTTTTTCATGTTCAACAAATTTAATTTCAAATAATCTATCTCCTAAAGGAAAATAAATTAAATCACCTTCCCTTGGTCTGGTAGATAACTTAATATTTGATTTATTTTTAATTAAAGGAGAAATATAATTCTTAAATCTTTCTCTAGAGATAGTAAGTGTTAGTTCTTGTGTTTGTTGAATTCCAAACTTAGATAAAATTGTTGTATTATCAGCATATCCATCAAAGTTTTCAACATACGCCTCTATAGGATACGCATCCACAAAAGATGACTGTATAACCTCTTTTATAATCGTTTTTTCTGTAAGATATTTTCTTGGTAGATAATGAACTTCTACCCCATACATTCTGAGTTGTTCATTAATTAAATCTTGTATTAAACCCTGCTCTGTGAGTGAACCTTGTTGAAAAAAAGGATTTAACATTTGATTATCCTATGAAATCAAACGGAGGAAGTTCATAAGTGGATGACATTTTTTCTGCAATTGCTTCAAGTTCTCTCTGTGCATCATCATAAATCTGTCTCCCATTTAACTCAATTCCACCAGGTAATTTTACTCCCTGAAACTTAATCAAATTTTGACCCCATTGACGTTTAATCAAAGCGGTTAAATATCTTTTTAAAAAAGGATCATTCCAAACTCTACTATAATCGTTTGGGTCTAATGTGCGATAACAATCAATAATTATATAATCATCAACTTTTACGCTACCCCAATCAATATCCAAGTACAGTCTGTTTTGTCTCTGATTAAATCTAATTTGTTTTTGAGTGGTTAAAAGAAAATCAATGTCTTCCAAATAACTTTTTGTCATTGCATATGTTAAAATTTCAGTTGATCCAAAATAGTAAATATCATTTAAAAATAA